GATGCGATTTGCTACGCTGCTAAGCGCTTCAAAAAACGGAGAGGTGTCCGAGCGGTTTAAGGAGCACGCTTGGAAAGCGTGTGTTGGGGAAACTCAACCGTGGGTTCGAATCCCACCCTCTCCGCCAAATATCAAAACACCAACAAAAACGATGGTATTGACACTGTGCTACTAGTGTGCTACTCTTTTTATGTGATTAGGAGCAAACACCGTGCAAACCATCGTTCAACGAATTAAGACCGAGAAGGGTTGGCGATACCGACCCGTGAAAGAAGGTCGCGGCGTCAAGACAGGCGAACTGCTTCCACCGTTCTACGTGCGATACACGGAGCCGGGCAAGGGTCAGCAATGGCGGAACCTCGATGCTCAGACGTTTGCAGAAGCGAAGCTCGCCGCCGAGAGATTCGAAGCAGGGTTCGAAGCCGGAGCGGTCGGCCTCACCGTCAAGGAATTCGAAGACGAAAAAAACAAGTCTCGCGTGCCGCTCAAGTCTGCCGTTGATGCTTACCTCGAACAGAAATCGGGCAAGGCTCCGAAGACTGTCGCGCAATACACAACGGCTCTGACACAGTTCCTCGAAGCGATGATCGAATGCCGCGTCAAGTTTATCGACGAAGTGACGGTGCCCGTTCTGCGGAAATACAAAGTGCACCTGAACGGTTACGCCGCGAAGACACTCGATACCCGCATGAACATCGTCCGAGAACTGCTCGCCAAAAACGGCAACGCGGCCCGCGTTCCGCGCGACGAGATGCCAGCAATCGAGGAAGAACCTGCCGTGCCGTACAGCGAAGACGAGTTGAAAAAACTCTATGCGGCTAGTGACGGACTGCGACTCGCGTTCAGGTTCTTTGCTGGAACAGGTTGCAGAGAGCAGGAAGTCACCTACGCCGCATGGAATGACATCAACTTCGCCAAGGGTGAGTATCACATCCGCCGGAAGGAAGACGTTGGCTTCGCTCCGAAGTCACACGAGAGCCGCACAGTTCCGTTGCCCGCTCCGCTGCTCAAGGAACTGGAAGCACAGCACAAGAAGACCGGCGGTCGGTGGGTCTTCACGAACAGCGAAGCAAATCCAGAAGGTCACTTCCTTCGGCACCTGAAACGGATTGCGAAAAAAGCCGGACTGAACTGCGGGCACTGCATCAACGATGCCGGGCAATCCTGCAAGACTCACCCGACTTGCGAGCATGTTTACCTTCACCGTTTTCGCAAAACATGTGCGACACGCTGGCACGAGAACGGTGTCCCGATGCGCACCTTACAGTATTATCTCGGGCACAAGAGCCTCGAAGTCACACAGAAATATCTCGGCGTGACGGACAGCACCAAGTTGCGCAGCAAGATTGACGCGGCGTTCGGTGACTGATTGAGTACGGGTCGAAAATAGTACTAAAGTACGGTTGCTTCTCGCGGTCGCAGTTGCGAACCTAGCAGAGTAAGAACGGAGCACCAAGGCGCTATCAACGCCTAGATGCTCCTAACCTGAAACACGGAGAGAGCCGTGATTCAAGCTGAAAGCAGTCTACAGCAGTTTCCTTCCCATCTTAAATCCCGCTGTGCATGGGCTTGTCGCGTCGCTAACGTTCGACTGGTCGGTTTTCAATCCGGCTTCGGCGTTGCGCCCGACTTGCTCCTATTTAATCCAGTGTCCGGCCCGGCGCAAGGCACAACGCTGTCGTTGGAACTGGCCCGCGTTTCCCCCGTCGCAATCGCTCACAAGGTCATGGACGCGTCGCTGCTTTTCAAAAAGGCGGCGAGCCGATGACATCAATGGGTGTCGGTCTAGCACTTGAATATCACTTCCCGAACGGCCCGACGCTCATCGTCCGTCTTTTCGAGCTTTTCTCACCCGAGATGATCGACGTTTTGCGTTTCTATGTTCGGCTGTTCGGTCGGCCAACAATCACAGAACCAAACACCGATCACGTGCGGAGTGTCGCCGCATGATTAACACCCGCGTGTGCGTGTATCTATTCGCCGTCATTTTCGCTTGGCTCGCTTCGTTCGCGGTCGTCTTTGCGAAGGCGGGTCGATGATGGGCACACGCGACTGCTTCGATTTCGTTTTGGCAGCAATGCTCTTGACCGCTTTAATTTTCTTCGGGTTGTTTCACCGCTCGAAGTGAAGGGAGAAAAAGTTATGTGGGTTCTCATTCGAAACAACGGCGACTTCTTGACCGACAAAGGCTTCTCGCCGTTCGCAGCGCACGCGAAGCAACTGACTCCCGAACAAGCTGAACGTGCGTTGCTCGTCCACTCCGATTGCGGCGCATATCGCGTCGATGACGAAGGCGACCGATACAAGCCGGAGCCGTTGCTCGGAAGTCCAGAATTTTCGAACGCGGCATAGCAACACACCGTTGACCCGACAAACGAACGCCGGGCAACGCGAAGCATCACGGAGACAAACGAAAATGAAAAGGCATCTCGTAAAAACGCTGACGATCTTCGCGGTTTTCTTTTTGCTGCTCGGCTCGAAGCACGCACAAGCAGCGGGACAGAACACAGCGGCAGTCACTTTCAACATGACTGTTGCTGAAAGTCTGACGCTCTCGGCGTCGCCGAATACCATCACCGTCAATCCGGCGTCGCTCACGATGGGTCAGAACAACAACCAAGCGCCGATCACGCTCACTGCAACTTGGTCGCTCAATCAGAACCGTTCTCAAGTGTCGATCTTCGCTTGGGTCGGTTCGGCAACGTTTCTGTCGGCGGGCGGGTCTGCAAACATTCCGACAAGCAACGTCGCTATTTCTGGCGGTAGCTGCGCGGCACTTTCTCCGTTCACAGCGACAGGCACCGACACAATGGGCAACACTTTTTCTGCGCAGTGCACCATCGGAACGCAGAAGGGTTTTGCCTTCACCGCAATCACACCCGCAAACGCAGCGGGTTCGGCCAGCTACACCGCGACGGTCGGTATTTGGGGTCAGGCGAGCTTTCTGCCCGGCGTCTATACCGGAGTGGTCAACTTCGCCGCCGTTGCGAACTGACGTTCCCGCAAAAAACGTGCGCCGGGTCTTCCACCGTCCGGCGCATGAAATTCTTCTCAGGAGAAAAAGCACAGTGAAAATCAAAATCGGATTCGGAGTCGCCCTCTTAGCGTTTCTCTCGTCGGTCGCCGCTGCACAAACCATTTCGCCGCTGTCCGCCGAATTCAAAAAGCACGCGTCAGGCTCGTTCACCGCGACAAACAACAGCGTCGTGCCCGTGATAATCGTCGCGGAGCCTGTCACGTTTCATCAGGTCAACGGCCAGCAAGTCACCGAGGCTTTGCCGTCGAGCATTCATATCGAACTGTCCGAGTCTTCGGCGCGATTGGCTCCGAAAACATCGCGGGAGATTTTCTATAAGATGACTTGCGACACGGAGCCTTGCGCCGCTGCAATCTATGTGCGCTTCACGGGACCGCACACGGACACGGGAGTCTCGGTTGCGCTGCATCTCCCGACGAGCATCTACATTTGTCCCGACACCACGAAGAAGTGCCGCGAACGCATCCGCGCGTCATGGGCTTCGCTCACGAAGTGAATCGCGTACTCATCCTCGTGCTGTTGTGTGCCAGCGTCGCCGCCGGGCAAACGTTCAAGGTTGACGCTGGCGCATCATCGTTGCTCGACGCTGACGGCGCGACGCTGACCATGTACGGCGAAAAAACGACGAGCTTCGTCGGTGTCGGCGTCTATCAGGGTCAACCTGTTTGGGAATTTGGCCGCGAGTTTAATCTTCTCGGTTTCGATTGCTTCGCTGGCGATAAGTCGCTCTCGCTCGTCGCCGGGTCTGCCGGCGTCTCGACGAGTTTTCGCGGCGTCGCTCTTACCAGAAAAAGAAAGCACAGCGAGTTGACCGCTTTTGTCGGCGGTATCGGTGCGTTTTATTCGGCACCATTTTTCCAAGCCGAGAGTGTCCGCAATTTCGGCAGTGGTTTGTTGCTTCGTGATGACCTTGCGCACGGTCTGCACAGCGACAGCGTGCTAGTCATCCAAGGAAAGCAGAAGTCCGCGCTCGAAACGATGTCATGGATATTTCGACCGATCACACTCGAAGGCACTGCGGGACTGCTACAGAATCAACCTTACACGTCGGCATCGGCGAATCTTTCGCTGCAACACTTCGGCGCGAACGTGTCGCGCACGGATTTAATCTCGACCACTGAACGAGCCACGGTCACGAGCGCTTCCGCTTCTGGCGGATGGGGAGCGCTTGACGTGCACGGCTCCGTGGTCACTTCGCAGACGACGGGCACAGAAATAACCGCTTCTGCGAATCGCGGTGCAGCGTACGGCGGGCGGGTGCATCTCGGCTCGCTCGCCGTAGGTGCCGATTTCTACAAGTCCGCTTTCGCTTCGGTAGCGTTGCAATCGGTTCAACTGAAAATCGCGCCGCGCTTTTCGGTGTCCGAGTACATCAGCGAATCTGGAAAAAATGTTTCTTTCGCGCCGGGCGGAACGTACACGGGAAAAAACTTTGGCGTCAGCGTCTCGTGGCAGGAATCCTACTACGCCTTCGCTGGAAACCGATCACCGTGGCAGAAGTCGCTATCCCTGAGCTTCACGTTCAACGTGGACGATGCAGCGATGACGGTCAGCACCCTAACCGACCAGACCGCGAGGCTTCGATGGTCGGCGTACGGGTCGAGGTACGAAACGCGACAAACGAGTGCAACTGTTGCAAAAGGAATCGGTAAGCACGTGGTCAGGATAAAGGCTGTGGATGGTCAAGGGAACGCACTAGAAGGGGTCGCTGTGGCAATAGGGTCGTCGCTGTGCGTCTCAAATAGCTTTGGGGAGTGTATCCAGCGTACCCGCAAGACAAAAGCTCTGCCTCTCAAGGTCGAACCCGAACAGTTCGCCGTGCCGGGCAAGTGGCGGGTCGTATCGGCTCCGGCGACCGTGGAGCCTGACGGCGATGTCGCAACGGTCGTGGTCGAGAGGGTCATCGAATGAACAGCGATGCACTAGCGAGGAAATGCGTTGAGGATTTGGAACGGCAAATGACCGACTCGCACTTGATTCTGTGTCGAACCCAAGGAAAGGCTCCGCTCTATTTTGCGGGATACCACAAACGCACGCGAGCGCCGCTGTACACCTTCGATGCTTCCCTCGCAAGACGTTTCGCGCTCGACGATAAAATGCTCTTGGACGCCTTCGTGCTCCATCTCAAGCGAGCACACGCGCATCACGTGTTTCCAGTTCGTCACGCGAATCACGCCGCGCGTCGCTGACGCTCCGTCTTCAAATATTTGCCGTCACTGCCGCGCAACAACACGAATGGTCGGCGATTGTTGTTCTGTTCTAGCGTAGTTGCCCATCGGCAATTTCCGGGTTCGTAGTTGCCGTTCACTTCCTCGCGGTCAAGCGTTGTACCGATTGGCCGGGCACCCATGTCCGCGATGAAATTCTCAAGTCCGTGCCCGCCTTGCCAGCGTTCGCACACCGTGATGCCGCGACCGCCGTAGTCTTTCCACGCGTGATGCTTCGGGTTAGTGCAACGCTGAATCATTCCACACCACGTGTAGAACAAAGGGTGCTTGGATAACCCATGCTGGAACGATGGGTTGAGTTGCCCGCGTTTTGCCCTGCTCAGTCTTTCGGACTTTGGCATAATCTCCCTCAGCAGTACTTTCGTACTCTTGTCGTCGCGTGACCGTGTGCTATTCTCGTATGTGAGCAGCACTCCCACCTTCGAGTTTCACGACCGAGCCAACCTTCCACAACCCGCGTATCTGACCGAAGCTCAAGCCGACCCGAACATGTGCCGATGCCATCACGTAAAGCACGAGGGTCGATGCGAAGCCGAAGCAGGTACAACCATGCACTGCCTCTGCGAAAACTTCCGACCCGAGGAAATCGTCTACGCCGCGTTCCGAGCCATCGGACAGCACGCGGTCGCAATCTCTCGCCTTCGAGCCGCGCACAAGCGCTCTGCACTTCTCAATTAAAATTTGCGAACGGGCAACGAGGTACGACCCCGAGTTTCACTGAATGGAAAACCGGGCAACGGTGCCCGCCCGAATTCATCACGGGAGATTAAGCAGCAACCCCACCGCATTCGCCGTCGGTGTCCCTTTGGCGTTTTAGATGAAATTTTTCACGCCGCGCGTTTCCTTGTTCTGCCGGAGTCATCCACTTCACATTTCCGGGTTCGTAGTTGCCTTCGTCGCCGAATCGACCGAGCGACGTTCCTTCTGGCCGGGCACCTACGTCAGCAAGAAAGTTTTCGAATGAATGGAGCCAACGCTCGCACACTTCGATACCTCGCCCGCCGTAGTTCTTCCAACGGTCGTTATTCGGATTCGAGCAACGTTCGCGCATCGCTTGCCACGAACGGTATTCAGGAGTTGGCTTACCTTCTTTGTATGAATGACCGTGAGTTTTGCAGTACTGCCTTGATATCTTCGCAGAAAGCTCGCGCGGAAAGCATCCGCAACTCGTTGTGTGACCTGAACGAAGAGATGCTGTGCAGGCTTGTGTCGGCGTCCCGCAAACGCACAGGCAATCCCACAATACGTTTCCGCTGCGGCGTCGCGTTCCGCTATCACCGATAGCGACGAGTCTGCCGAAACGTTGCCCTGTCAAATCTAATTTTGCTGGCACGATGTCTCCGAAAGAAAAAAAAAGGACGGATGGAGCACACCCGTCCCTTGTGTTGTGTTCGTTTTCACGAACGGTTCTTAGTTGTGAAGATAGAAAGAAACGTACGGAGCCGCCGCGCTCGTGTAGAGCAGTGGCATCAGGTCCGCTCGGACGTAGGACTTCACCAAGCACAAATCTTGCTCGATGTAGTTCGGTGTCTCCATTGCTCGCTCGACGCCGATGCCGTTTTGACGGACTCTGCGTTGCAGCAAAAATCTCGGGCACGCAAGAACTGCGGCGAGATTTCCGTTGCTCGGCGTCGCCATTGAATCGCACACGGCAATCGGGAGCCTGAACAATCTCTGATTGTCGCCTTCGACGTTGGGACGGCCTGACGCTTCGAGAAGTTCTAATACTTGGAGCCACATGTCGGAGCACATGTAGAAAACTGCTTCGCGCCTGTACTGCCGAGGCATGGCGCGATACATGGCTTCGAATTCTTTCAGCGTGACGCCCGCGATGGTGCTCGATGCGGAGCCGGTCACGTTGGAACCGGTGAGCGTTGCAGCAACGGTTGCCAAGCCGAGAGGTTCGCCCGTGCCGCTTCCGTTGATGAAAGCGCCGCCGAGCGCGAGTTGATGCCGCTGTCGGAAAATCTGAGGCAGCAACACGGCGAGAACCGCCGCCGCATCCTGCTCAAGCTCAATTGCGACCGGAAGCGCCGTCTGGTATTTGAACGCGCCGCCGAAAATCGCCTTGTCCGACATTTTGAAACCGAGCAGTGAAGAACCCTGAGCAATCTGGTATGCGTCGTTGACCAGTTGCGATTTCACGAACGCGGCAGGCGAGCCGGTCAGGTCATCAACAACGGGCACAGGCGCAACGGCTCCTGTTTCGGTGGTGATGATGCTCGAAAATTCTCCGTCAACGATTTCGTCATAGTCGCCGAGGTTCGTGGTCGCCGCTTCCGCAAGAAACTCGGGAGCCGTCAAGAAACCGCCCGCTTTTCCCGAAGTCGTGCCGCCCGCCAAGTTTCCGCCGAGGTAGGACGCGCCGGAAGGTCTGCCCCACTGAGCGTTAGCTTGGTCGTCGGTTCGCATTTCAAATTTCCGAACGTTGCCCGTGCGGATGAAATCACGGAACGCTTCTCGGACTTCTGCCGATGCTTCGGACACTGCGGCATCGTCTTTCATTCCGAGTTCGCGCCGGATGGAGTTCACACGCGCGGCCTGAAAGGTCGCGGGGTCAACGCCCATTTTCAAAACTGAAATCTTCGCAAGCAGCGTCGAGTGCATCCGCACTTCTGCGGCACTCATGTTCGGCTTCGCTGCGAGTTTTTCGGCTTCGAGGATTGTCGAAACCAATTCTTGATACGTATTGTTGATGACTTCGTTCTTCATTTGCTTTTACCTGCTTTTTGTTTTGTGATTTTTACTTCTTACAGCAAACGCGTGTTCATCCGCCGGGCAGCATCAGCGCGGCGCGAGTCTTCGGAAACTTTCACAACTGTTGCGAGCGATGGAATCGCAATTCCTCGGCTCCTACATTCCACGAGAACATCGGCGGGAATTTCTTCGGTGAACATCGACATTGAGCGAACGCTCGCGGACGTTCCAGCGTAGGCGGGATACGTGACCGGCGAAACGTCGAGCAAATCGACATCGAGAAGATTGCGAATCGCGCAACGTGCGCCGCTTCGCTCGTCCGTTCCGTCTTCCCACTTTTGGTCTTGCGCGACGAAACCAAAACTCATGGAGTCCGTGTCTCCACGCTGACAAAGCTCGCGGACATCGCGGCCCGCAGTCGTATTCGGCAAGTCGCACTCGAAATGCAAGCCTCGGGAGTCTTCGGCGCACCGAAGCGTTCCCGATTTTGTTCTGCCGAGCAGGAGAGATGGTTCGTGATTGTGCAAACAGCGAACGTCGGCCTTCGTGCGAATCGAACGCGCGAACATTCCGGGCTTGCAAACTTCACGGAACCCGAGGTTATCGTCAGTCGATTGCGTGTTGAAAACTGCGGCGTATCCCGTGAGCGTTTTTCCGTCGCCCGCAAGACGCACTTCTGTGCCGGATTTTGAACATCTGATTTCCATAGTTGGTTCACCCTGCTACTTTTTGTGGTTTTTTACTGCGGGACTACTTAGGCCGCTCGTTTCCACGGGCGGCGGTTTTTGTTTTGCTGTGACAGCGTTGCCCAACGACAATTTCCGGGTTCATAGTTCCCGTTCTTGTTTGGGTAACGGTCGAGCGACGTGCCTTCTGGTCGGGCACCCATGTCGGCGAGAAAGTTTTCGAACCCGTGCTCCCCTTGCCAGCGTTCACACACCGTGATGCCACGATTCGGTGCGCCCTTTTTCTTGCAGCACCAACCTTCCAAACCGTTGACCAGCAAGATTTAGCTTTGGCATTCTGCTTTTACCGTCGAAGCATCGGGTCGTTCTCTCCGAACAAAAAGCGTTTCGCTTTGCTGACCGCCGTAACTTCTTTCACGATATTGCTCGGACCCGACGCTAAACTGTCCGCCGAACCTTGGACCGCTGCATCCGCTCGAAGCCGACGCTGTGCGACCGATTGAACGACGAGCATGGCAATGCTAGGCACGGTGCTGACCGCGCTCGTCTGAACGGCTTCGAGAGAAATATCTCGCCGACCGCCAAGCTCGTCGATAGCCTTCATCATCGCTGCTTGCATCTCGGTCAGAATTTCCGCCGATGTGCGCTTTTTCACTTCTGATTTTCCAAACATCTGTCTTTCACCCTCTTTCTTTTTTTGATGCCAAAGTCTGAATCTTTCGGCACCTTTTTCGTTGCGTATGCAACCACACGATTGCGTTCGTAGCGCAATCGGACGACGTAATTTCGCGCCGACGACCGAGCATTGGCGACCGCACGAGCAAATACACAACCACACTGCGAAACCGTTTTTGTTGGTGTAGTCGTATTCCAGAACCGTTAACCGCCCGACAACTTTGCCGCGCATGTCGATGACGGTTTTCCAGCCAACCACGCCGGATGAATTCCTAACCGCGATTTGAAACGGCACGGGTCACCGCGCAATGCGAGCGCGAAGATTTTGTCTCTCGGTCGGAGTCATCGCTTCGACAATCTGCAACGTGGATTGAGCGCCCTCGCCGCCCGGCCCGTACGATGCCTTGTATCGCTTCCACACTTCGGCGTCTTCCGTCACCTTGCTAAAAATCATCAGCACGTCGAGAGGGTCGGTGCTCGGCGTCAGCAAATTTAGAGCGAATAGCGTGCGACACATTTCGTGTTTGAATTCTTGGTTCTCAGTCAGCATCGTCTTCCTCATCTTTTTTCGGGTCGTCTACGAGAAACGGAAACGCTTTCAACAATGCGTCCTTCTCGTCGCCCTTCGCTTTTGCTTTTTTCGCTCGCTTCACTTTTTCCCGTGAGTCCGGCGCGAGTCCCAAACTTTTTGTGAGCGCAAGAAGTTGCCGCTCGCTGTCGCGCTGAATTTGCACGCTTGGGTTGATTATCGTCACCGTGTACGGGTCACCCGATTTGCTGTAGCGTTTTTCCTCAACGAGTTGTCCGCGCTTCACCACGTCGGCCTTGGCAATCACCCACGTCGATTTCACTTCGCAATAAATTTCCAGCGTCGCGGCGTCGGTCTTCGCCAGTGTTCCCTTGGCTTTCAAAAGTTTGCACGCGGTTTTCCACGCTTCGATTGCGTCCGGCGAGAGATGGCCGGGCATCTTGGGTCTGCCCGCTACTGCGGCGGAATCAGGCTCCGGCGTCTTGGCTTCTGGCGCGTGCGGCATCGTGCCGTTGAGCCAATGAGCTTTTTCGGTTTTCCTTGGTCGTCCGAACGTCATCGAAATACCCTCGAAACTCGCGGGAACACCCGCCGATCTTCGGGCATTCGCCCGCAAACACCACGTCAATGCAAATGAATCGCGCGACTTTCGGTCTTTTTCGTTTCAAGGCGTCGCACGGTCGTCGAACTGCACGAGTTAGATGCAGCTTACCCTATACCCCCATCTGCTTGATTTGATTGAGTTTTAAGTTGGGGTTCGTTCCGGCGCTATTTCTTCGCCTGTTCATGCGAGCGAACACGAGGCACACACAACACGCTGCAAAGCACGCATGGAAATCGCTCCGAAATCTGCGTGCTTTGCTGCAATACGCCGCGCTTAACTGCTCGCTTTGGTGGGTCTGCTGTACTCGACGATTCCACGAACAAAGAACGCTTTGACCGCATCGTGTATTCTTGCGGCGCGTGAGTACGTGACGAACCAATCGAACCCGGACGCGGCGCACTCGGCGCATGGGCAATGCTTGAGTCGCCAACCGGGATTGAATGTGAATCGTGCCTTGCCTTCCGACTCTGACACTGACGCAAATGCTTCAACGAGCTTTGGGTGTGGGTCTACAAAGTACTTCTTTGCAAATTCCTGTTTCTTTTCCGCTGTCCATGCGGCCATAACGGACTTCACAGCCGCGCGTAACAGCGCTGACTTTGCCGCGTCTGTGCCTGAATTGCCCACTGCAATGCGCTCAAGACATGCGGTTCTGTCTTCCAGTTCGTTGATTCGGTTTCCGAGCATACGCTCCGTGAGCGAAAACACTGGCGTTCCCTGCTCGTCTGTCTGCGTTGCTGTGGCGTCGTATTCGCGGCGACAGTCTGCGTACTCTGCTTCGGTCAGAATTACTTGCCCGGCTGTGGGGTTCTTCGCGGCAAGGTCTTTGTATTCCGCGTACGTCGGAACGTACACCACTTCGGCGTCTTTCATTTCGGCACCCATTTGCATCACAAACGTGTTGATGACGACGTACTGTTCTTTCGTGTAGGGAAGGGAATCAATCACTTCCTGTGTGACGCCCTCATAGCGCAAACGTCGCAGTTTGTACTTCTCGTATTCTGTTTTGGTCAGAATGACTTTCATGCTGTGTTGTTTCTCCTGTTTTGAGATACGGCTAATGCCGAACGGCGCAATGCCTTGGGTCGGCGCGAAACTTTTTTAACGCGGGATTCATTCACAACCGTGCCTTAGCACTTGGGCAGAATCCCGCGCCACGCTCTACTAGAAAATCTGCCGCCGCGATGGTTGAGCTACGCTTTTCAGCGCAACATTGCTTTCGCATCCCCACCTATGGCGAACGGCGATGCGTTGCACGACGTGAGAGGCGTTCGAAGCCTCTTTTGCACCGTGTTTAACGCATGTGTGCAAACTCTTTTCACCAACGAAATATTCTGCGAATCATTTCCACGCCGGGCAGCGCTTCTGCCGCGTGCGGTCGCCGAGTCAAAGCCTCAATCATGTCTATCGGAAATTCTTGCTTCGTCGCCGTGCAGCATCTTGGCGTTGGCGGAATTCTTGGTGCTGACCACTCGGTGACGGTGTTGCAATCAGCACAGCGAAAAGTCACCATCGCAAAACCGTACGCGTCGTGTCGAACTGACCAGACCTTCATCTGATTCGCCCGTCTCGGCAGGGCCTAAGCGCCGGGTCCATCGTCGCCGTCGATTCCTGAACTTCGTCCAAGTGTTTTTTCAAACGCTCGTCAAGGTCTGCAACGAAGTCGTCGAACGTCGGTTCTTTGCCTGTGTCAAAACGCTGCTTCGGTAATTGCGTCGATTGTCTCTTCCGAAAAGTCCTGTTGTTCATCGTTCTCTGCTGAAAATTGTCGCAGTACCGTTCCCTTGTTTTTTCGTGCACGTTTCGTCTTCGGTTCTGGCGTCGTCTCTTCGACTGCGACAATCGCTGTCTTCTGCGCAACGCGCACGGCCTCGTCGAGCATTTCCGGCGTTGGAAATTCTTCTTGTGTTTCATCGACGAGCGTACGACCTTCGAAACGCAAGACACGTTTCCGCAACCTGTTCGGCGCGACAATGCCGGTCACGTCCACGCCAAAAGCGGTCGCGCGTTCGACCCACTGCGAAAATTCGGCGCTAACGAAAAAATGTGCGCGACCGTCCACGACCGCCACGCCTTTTTCGCCGTTGCCGTCTGCATGGCACCATCGACACTTTGTCTCGCTCATCGTTTCTTTCTCCTGTGCTTTCGTCGATATCGGTCGCCGATGCAAGAACCGCGCGGCCCGGCGGCGTCAAAACTTTTTTCGATGACTCCGGTTTCGATAAGCCGATTGACCGCATCTTTCCACGGCGGTTTTGCTGATGTTCGGCAGATTTCGCTAAAGCTGATTTCGCCGGACGCCGAACCGTCGAGCGCCGCCATAACTCGCTGGCACAGGATTTGTATTTCCTGCTCTTTGTTACCGGCGAGATGCAACCTCTCGACGCCGTAAGGTTCGCGCGGGATAAATTTGTCGTCGCTCGGCTCTGCCGCGTGCGTGTGTTGGTCGAGGATGTTTGTTCCCGTTGTCGGGTCAGCACTGAAAGGCGGTTTCAAAGTCGTTCCACTCCAAAATGAATTGTTCCAATTCAAACTGTTCGTTCTCAAGTGCCATGTCGAAACGGAATATTTGCACGGTGCAGTCGTAGTACCTCTTGTGCATCTTCTTGAGTTCCGCTAACAGTTTCGTTGACATGTGCGCCGGAACAAGACCGTTTGAAACTGGAATAAAATCTTCGACAAGCTCGTTCGATTTGCCTGCCCTCTCTTTGCCCCATTTGAAACCTGTAAACAGTTTTCCGTCGCGCTCCGGTGCAGAGGAACAAAGCGAAATCAGACCGCAGTCTTTTCGCGGGCAAGATTGAAGCGTGAACTGTTCACCGTTTTCCAAAAGATGCCAGCGGTCTATTTGACCCATCGACAAACCGTGTATCGGACAGCAACCTTGTGCGAGCCGCGCCTTCTGTACTTCGACTGATTGACCTTTCACTTTTGAGATTTCTCCGTTTACATCGTCCCTGACTTCGCCGGGCAGGTTCCGAGTTTTTGATTTTTCGCAAGACTTGAGACTTAGACTTTGAGACTTAGACGAAGACCAGACCTATACCAGACCTATACCAGACACACGGGAATCATTCGGGAATACTCCCGAACGATTCAGGAATACTCCCGTGTTTTTGGTAAGGTCTTGGACTGGCAACGGTTTGGGCTTGGATTTGGTCCGGCCCATCATCTAGACTTCTTAGAGGCTTCACGTCGAGCCGACTCGTCAAGAAATCCTTGGAGCATCGGAGCCGACACTGTGCGATTGTCGTAAAGTTCGTCTGCATCAATCACTCCGGCGTCCGCCAGAATTTTCAACCACCACACGACCGCAGACTTGCTCGCTAGAAATAATTCAGCCTGCCAAAAGTCGTAACCGTATCTCTTGTCTTCGAGCGCCAACGCGAACGGTGCCGCTTTGTCAGTGCGATACTCTGCAAGAACCTCAAGCAACATGACGGCTATTCCGAAACCTGCTACGCCGCCCACTCGTGTGACTGCTTTCAGTTCCGCTGTGTTGCGAAAATTCGAAGGGTGCTGGAAATATTTCATCGGGCACCAACCTTCGAACGTGCCCGGCGTGCGGCATCGTGCCGCGCCTGTTGCTCTAAAAATTCGACTTCGTTACGCGCCGCCGGAATCAGTCCGGCGTACTCCGTTTGAAATTTCGTAACGTGCCACGTCAACCCGGCGACGTTTCGGCCTCTTACCCAAATGCGCCACGCTTCGAGAAGCACGCGCTCGTCGCCGATTTCTTCGAGGCATTCGATAATTGTTACTTCGACAAATCGGTTGCGGGCGAGCACAGGGTTATCGCCCTCGCGGGCCTCGCTCGTGAAAATCACCGCCATCGCGTTGTAAACGCGAACGGCATTTTGATGCTCCTGCAACGTCAGGTTTCGTTCTCGATTCATTTGTGACCTTTGTTGACTGCTCGTAGGTTCCGCCGACCTTAGTCAGCGGCATTGCAACACTTGCAATTTGGCGGTGTCGGCGTCACCCGAAGGCAACGCCGCCGCCGGACTTCGGGTGTTTAGGCCGTCGTCCTGTCTTATATAAAGAAAATTAGGGTCGGCTCCTGCCCGTTCAATTTCCGCCTTCGCATCTCGGACGTAACTGTAAAGGGTAGAGATTTTCACTCCGGCACAGCGGGCGACATCCACGGCTTTGAAATTGTGCAGCATTACGGCCCGGACACACTTCTTCGCGGTGTCCGACCACTGCTTCGCGGCGAGCACGGCATCGAGTCCTATCCTTGTCACGCCGCCCTGCCTCGAATCCCGCAGCGGCGTGCCCGGCCCGAAGGTATGGGAATCGAAGTCGATGTCTCCAAGACCGGGCAGGTAGGCAAACTTCTCGTCGGAAGTTGTCGAGCGGTCGTTCAACATCAACCACGGAAGATGACCGCGAGCCTTCGGCACTCGACCACCGCTCAACCAATACGTCGGAACATCCGCATCTTCCAAGAACCACGTCGCAGTGTTCGCCGGGCAATGTGTCTCCCGCCAAATATTCGGGTCATCGGTGGTGTCGTCGGGCGGTACGTTCGCTTCCCATGAGTCCGTATAGCTGACGCGCCGTGGAAAATCTTCCGTGGGTTCAAGTTGAAATCGAAAACGAACATGACGGTATGGGTTATCGCTTGTCTTCGATTTCCGCACGTCGAAGAAAGTTTTTTGCGAGGGTTTCGGCGCACAGTTCGAACACGTGAATGGGACGCCGTAGGCAACTTCGCCGATGTGCAGACGAGCGCCACACGCACACACAACCACGTCGGCAACCACGTCGGCAATTTTGAGCACGTGAATCCAGAGTGAGAGCGCGAGCGCCGGACTCACGCCGCGACCTTTCGGCGGGCGAGCCATTTGCTCCGATTCGCGGGAACTGCTGGAAGCTCGGCGAGAAACTTGTCTGCATCCGCTCGAAGCACGATGAGTGACTTGCCGATTTTTTTCGCGGTCAGTCGCCCTTCCCAAATCTGCATTCGGACGGACCAGACGGACAAACCCGTGTAGGCCGCGATTTGGGGAATGGTGAATGCTTGCTGCGTAGGGTCGAGCGAAGGTTGCGGCGTTTCTGGAACTACGGTACGCTTCTTTGGCACGGTGAACGCTCCTGTCAAGTTCTCAGGATGTGTTCACCGCCTGTTGGCGGGAACTTCGCGGACATTTGTCCGCTGATGGCACCCCCGCACGGCGTCTCTGTGTATGCGCCTTTGTGTTTAGCGCCCGCCGTGCAGATCGTCAGTCTTTAATTCACGTCCGAAGATTAGCACAATGGCCCTAAGATTGCAAGGGGATTTTTTGCGGGGGTTTGCGACCGCCCGCCCGTGCTACTCCATGATACTACCTGACGAGCATTAGGCCGAAGGGCACCGCGTTGCAACTCGTGCCGTTCTGATGCCTTAGAAGGCGTCTAAAGCTAATCGTTGTGGGACGATAGGCAGGAGTAGCGCTGCAAACGGGTGCAAAAGATGGTCGCACGATAAGTGCCGTAGAGTTGAATCCCACCCTCTCCGCCATTGCTTAGAATCAGTGGGTTAGAGCCTTCCTAAATTCAAATCCTAAGAGATCTCCAGACTGAGACCGGGTGCCGAGGGATTTTTGCGCCTCGAACCCCTCCGGAAATCTTCGGCGCTCAGTATTAGCCAGCCAGGAGATTCTCATGGCTCAGCCGAAATACACCCTCTGGAAATACGTCAAGCTCAAAGACGGCTCTTGGCGCTACAAGAGGGCTGCCTTCT